TTCTCTACAGTCTTACCAGCAACACGAGCAGCAGTATCTACCAGTTGATTGATAGTCACCATCTCCTCTGAACCAATATTTACAGGTCCAATGAAGTCGGAGTCCATGAGTCGTCTAGTTGCTTCAATGCATTCGTCAATGAACAGGAAGGAACGAGTCTGTAGACCATCTCCCCACACCTCGATAGTTCCACCTTGTTCTGGGAGGTAAGCGACTTTACGGCAGATTGCAGCTGGTGCTTTCTCTCTTCCACCGTCCCAGGTCCCTTCAGGACCAAAGATGTTGTGGTAGCGAGCAATGCGAACAGGAATGCCGTGGTTACGATTGTAGGCAAGGTAGAGACGTTCACTGAAAAGTTTCTCCCATCCATACTCAGAGTCGGGATTTGCTGGATATGCTGAATCTTCACGACAATCGGGGTTATCAGGATCAAGTTGATTATGCTCTGGATACATACAAGCAGAACCAGAATAGAAAATCTTAGTTTTATTTTGCTCTGTAATCATATTCCATTTACGTTGCTCTTCAAGAACGTTTAGATTGATTTGAACAGAGTTGTTCATGATGTCTGCATCGTTCTCTCCAGTGAAAACGAAACCTGCACCACCCATATCAGCAGCAAACTGATAGATCTCATCAAAAGGTTCAAGGAACTTGTCTACAATATTTGCGTAGAAGTTTCCATTGTAACCAGCAAACTTAATACATCGACTAACCATATGTCGATCTCTAAGATCACCAATAATGAATTCATTAGCTTGAGTCGAAGAGAACTCAGGGTACTTGAGATCCACACCACGCACCCAGTATCCTTCTTGCCGAAGTCTCTTGACCATATGTGATCCAATAAAACCACCAGCACCAAATACTAGTGCCGTCTTCTTATATTCGGACATAATGTTTTTAAGTTCTTAGTATATATTATAGTTTAATCCATCGTGGATTATCAAGAGTCCACTGAACAACTTCAGAAACTCTTTCTTCAATTGGTTTTGGTTCCCAACCCATCATCTTCATTTTTTCACCAGATAAAGCATAACGAAGATCGTGACCAGGACGTTGAGAGTGGAAATCAACTAGTTCATAATTTAATTGCTTATTTTGAATCAAAGCAATCATTTGTGCTAATTCTAGATTGTTTAATTCTCTAGCACCAACAATATTAAACTTAGGACACTTGGCACCACCCCAATTGTTCTCTTCAATTGTATCTTGATTCAATAGAAATAACAATGCATCAGCAACATCTTCAGCATGAATATAATGTCTTGAACCAGGTACTGTTTTAGTTGGATCACTATGAATGGTAATAGATTCACCGTCCCGAATGCGTTTGATACACATAGGAATAAACTTCTCTGGGTGCTGACGTTGCCCAAAGACGTTCATCGTATGAGTGATATAGACAGGAACACCATAAGTATTGTGATATGCAACTGCTAGTTCTTCACCACCTGCCTTTGTTGCACTATATGGGTTAGTAGAATTATAACGATCATTCTCTTCGTAATTTACCCCAGCAGGTGCAGGACCAAAGACTTCATCAGTGCTGAAGTATACAAACCTTTCAAGATTATCCACACTACGAGCATAATCAAGAATATTTGCTGTACCAACTACATTGTCAAGAACGAACTCCATAGGATATTCGATACTACGATCAACATGAGAACCAGCAGCAAGATGTAGAATGTAATCTACCTTGCCAATTTCAGATGCTATTAGTGGATTTACTGCTGCTTTTAAATCATGAAATACAACGTTTACTCTAGACCTATCTTCATCAGAAAAGTCTTTAAGGACATCTTGAAGACGATTTAAATTACCACTAAAGTCTAATCTATCAAGAGTAACAATTTCCCAATCAGTTTGCTTCAGGATTTGAGAAATAACATGATGTGCAATAAACCCAGCACCACCAGTAACGAGTGCTCTTTTCATATTACAGTTTATACTACATCTGCTATTATACAAAAAAAGCAGGGTTTACGCAACCCTGCTCTATAAGGTCTTTCATGCACGCCACTTGCTCTTTAATCAGAAGCAAGAAACTGAGCGGGGTAACCCCATCCGCACCACTTGCTCTTATGGTAAAGCAAGAAACCCGAGGGGTCGTTGACCCATCCCGACCAGGGTTGTTTACGTGTCTCCATCACGGGCATATTGGGGATGACTCCACCAGGGTAAGTTTATAGTCTGTCCAAGACTAATCAATAGTAACATCGAAAGATATACAAAATCTTTCATGTGGTGAAAGATTTGTCCCAACACTATGAATCAATTGAGAAGGGAAGATAAAAAGATACTCTGTTTGTGGAGTTATATTTAAATTATCCGATGTAAATTGATTAAAGTTTTTTAAAGTGGGAACAAGAGAGGTTTGAAAACAACTATTGCCTTCAAAAGTAATATCACCACTTTTCGAATTTACTTCTAAGTAATAAATTCCACTAAACAGACAATTAGTATGTAAGTGTCTTTGACCCCAATCTTTTTGTTGATGTTTAATAGCCCAAGATCTACTAATGTTTAGTGGTACATTATTGTCTATACTTAGATCTTCATAACCAAAATGATTTAATTCTACTTGAATTTTATCACGTAGGTTTTTTAGTTCTGGTATTTCTAAAATGTTTTCACTTTCACTGATCCATCCATTTTCCATGGAGGTTCTCTTGTAAGAAAGATTCTTTACACAAGAAATCCAAGACCCCTCTATCTTTATGACAGAAGAATAAAGGGGTGTTGCGAAAATTGGACTTATATTTCGTTTAGTTGGAAGCACGAGCAACATCCTTTACGTAAGCAGGAACACCATCGGGGTCCAACCAACAGGTATAATCATGATCTTCCATTGCAGTTAGCAACTGCATTTCATTATCACAAAGATACATGTCACGATATCGTCCAGTATAGGAGTCTACCTTTTGAATACGACAGTCTGGCATACCGTTGATTTCTAGTTTGCCACACTGAATATAACGATAAGGAAACCGTTCAAGAAGAACAGTTGGTTTTTTCACTTTTTTCATTTCCATCAGGCAACCTCTACAGTTTCAAGATCGATAGCAACTTGATCCATTAGCATCTCATAATCATCTAGAGGATCACCAGAGAACACAATACCGTTATTTTCATAAAATTTACGGACCTTTTTGAAAAGTTTCGGATTCTTTACATCAAGGAAAATTTCACCGTTTGCTGCACTACGAAGAGTTTGAATGTCTTTCTTGAACTTAGAAGTGATAGTCATCGTTTCGATTGTTGACCTTGTTATTATAAGGTTTTGACTTTATATAGTCAAGATGCCAGAAGTAAATCTGGCAATCGGAATGACAGGATTCGAACCTGCGACATCTCGCTCCCAAAGCGAGTGCTCTACCAAACTGAGCTACATTCCGCAACGTTACACTTATCAGTATGCTATGTGGGCACTACACCCAGAATACTGACAGTTTGTAACGGAGCAAGAGAGTAACCAACTCTCATTCACAGTGTGGTTAGTACCATGGCAGGGTGCTCACTCCCCGTCACTGTAGTAATTATACCACTATTTGTGGTGCTTTGCAAATGGTTCCCAGTGTTCCCAACCATACTTGTGAACTAAGTGCATACCAATAATGGGCACAAAGACTAAAAAGAACCCCATGACACCTAAGCACCATGGGGTTTGCATTACATGCCTAACGAACAGTTGAACGTGGTTCATCGAAGTATGCGGGTAAAGGACAACCTTTAAAGTTCTCTATCTCTTTAACAGATAGAACAAACATGGTACAAAAACCAAGGCAAAAAGCAAAAAGCATTTGAGGGAAGTTATAGTTCCCCATGTAAGCAGTAGGATCAGGTTCATCATCATGAGGATGAAGATGCTTTGCTACTTCTTTTATTCTTTTTTGTTTCTCCTTTTCTTTGTCATCCATTTTAACCTCGGTATCTACCTGGCCATGTTAATTGCATTCCAGCAATAAGCAATGAAATAAAAGCAAACACAAACAATAATGTCATTGCTGAACAGAATCCCAATCCTTCTGGAATAGATCAAGACCTTCTCTAGTCAGAACATGATCATACATCTTCCAGAAAGTCTTCGGTGGAAGTGTACAAATATTTGCACCATACATGAAGCATCTAGAAACATGATGCACATCACGAACTGATGCGGCAAGAACTTGTGTAGTGCTGAAATGCCTGTCGTAAGTATTTGCAATGGCACGAACAAGTTCTACACCACTAAAACTATTATCATTACATCTACCAACGAAAGGTGATACATATGCAGCACCAGCACGACGTGCAAGAATTGCCTGTGCTACAGAGAAGATAAGAGTTACATTAACTCTTCTACCAGTAGCAGCAAGTGCTGTACATGCCTTAAGACCTTCGATTGTACATGGAACCTTGATGGTTACATTACGACAATCATCAAATGCTTTTGCCTGATCAATCATCTCTTCTGCTGTATCAGCGACAACTTCAGCAGAAATAGATTCAAAAATTTTAAACTGGCTTGAAATCTCTTTAATCACTTCAACAGGATCACGACCACTTCTTTTAATAAGAGTAGGATTGGTAGTAATACCTTCGATCATGCCCGTTTCATGAGCTTTTTTGATCTCATCAATATCAGCAGTATCTAGAAAAATTTTCATTGGTTTGGATAATTCGTAGTATATAGATCAATTATTCGGCATCTTTTCTGCCGATAATATACCCCAGGAGTATACCACTTAACCAAGCAATATACAAGTATAACATCCAGGAGATTTGTTCAATAAAATCAGTCAGTAGCATCTTCTACCTCCTCATAAAGAGGGCATGGTTCTTCAAATAACATTTGCATTCTTAAGTGTTTAACTCTTGCCTGTAGCTCTTTTAAATCTTCTTCTGACATTAGTTCAATGTAATTTTTAACCATGGCAAAAGTGGAGGGATCACTCCAATGAGTCGAAGTAAACCCTCAGCAAAAAGTGCAAGAACAACCCAACCAACACACATACTGATAATCGAAGCATTACGATTATGCTTTCGTATGGCATCATCAATCATCTCCTGCACTTCTTCTTTAGTTGCCCATTCAGGTGGTTCTGTTCCCTTACCCCAATCTTTAAACATTATTCAGTTTCCTGTGACAAATTATCCATCGGGTCAGGTCCACCCGATACTATAGAACAAGCTCGACGATAATAAAAATTATCTGTATTTCCCGATGCTTCTAAAGCTTCTTTGACTCTCACCCAATTTTCGTAGGATGTTTTGTCCATTTGTTTTTTTGTGAAATACTTACTAGCTATTATAGTAAGCACTTTCACCCATGCAACAAAGTGTTCATTTCGTAACACTCCTTAAACAAATATTAAATTTTTAAACGGAAAGGGTGGGATTCGAACCCACGGTGCTACTAACACGGCAGTTTTCAAGACTGCTACCTTAAACCACTCGGTCACCTTTCCAAGTTTTATCGAACTTCAAAGTTCAATTTACGTACTTTACGTTGCCTTCTTTGTTCTTGCCACTCAATATCTTGTTGTGTCAAGACACTTTTTTTATCTGTAGGTTGTGGTGAATTTAACATAACAACCAATGATAAGTCAACTGCAGAGACTCTATCACCACGAATGGTCGTCATATTTGGGCATCCACAAGTCACCGTCTTATTATGATGCCCCTCCAACTCCTTACCACAGGAGCGGCATCTTACTTTGATACAATCCATTGTATGACCAAGTATACTTCTTCATTGATTCTATTTATCTAAATTCAGGTCCACCATACCAACCAGATATTACAGTTCTTTCTCCAGACTTGAGAGGTCTAACTCTGTGTATAGCAGTTGATGGAAAAATAATACAATCACCCATATCAAATTTTAAAGTTTCCATTTCTTTACGACCATCTAAAAGAATTTGAAACTCACCACCTTCATAATCTTCTTTACTACTAAGAGATAAAACAATAGATAATTTACGAATACCAACATCATTAGCTGGTACACCTATATCAGAATGCCATTTATAACCAGAACCCTTTCCATCATAAAAAAGAAAATTTAAATCATCGTACCAGTTTTTTATATCAAAGTTAAAAACATCGTTGTTTGCTGCTCTAATATAATAATCAAGAACACCATTAATCCAATGAGATCTAGGAATATATCCAACTAAACAATTTCTAATATCTTTGTCTACTGTATTGCTACTACATTTAGCTTCAACAATTTCTATATTATCATTTACAAAATCAAAAATACTCTTACATACAGAAGAATCAATCCCAGTATTAAAAAACACGAATTCAGGACGATTTTGCATTTTCTTTATCCTTTATATGCAAGATGACGGGATCGAACCGCCGACCGCCTCGGTGTAAACGAGATGCTCTACCTCTGAGCTAATCTTGCTTCTCTTCATATTTTAGCATATACTCTACAGTTTTGGCAACATCCTCCATTGCATCCCGTAGAACTGGTCGTTGTCCTGCTTCCATCCACTTCACATCTTTCTCATCAGTAAGAGTCCAACGCCATTGACCCATACCTTTTGAGTACCAAAGATTAATTCTCATGGTTTTTGATTTGCTTAGAACTCCAGAATGCTAGAGCAATTAATGCAAGGTAGAACAAAGTGTCATCAATCATTACAAGAAAAAAGATGACAGACCCACCATACTTTAACCAGTCAGGCAATCTACTAGTATATCTAGCAATGAATGGTCTAACTTTATTTTCAAACTTGAAGTAAAGAATAGCACCAAGTGTTACTGTAATCTCACTCATCGGAACGATGAAGTAGAGAGAAAGAATAATAAAGATAGGCCAGTAGTGCCTCTCTGGTATTTTCTTCAAGAGAGAAACATACTTACGGATAAGTTTTTTCATTAATTCAACTCCCAACAAGTTTCTCGTGCCAACTCTGGATTTTTTTGTAGTGCTCTGTGAACATGCCCATGAACATCTTGTTCTAAAGTGTGATGTGCTTTGGTATGAACAAATTCAATCACCCCAAGAGATCCACAGATCATTAGATTTATGATAGTGACAGGGTGAAAAAGATACCGCATGAAAAAAGGGGTGCCGTCGCACCCCCATCATAACACCTAGATGTTTAGTTGTAAACTCAGAAGTTATACTTCACACCGAGTTTACCACCGTACCCACGGTCAACGGAATCAGAACCAGAACCAATGAAGGAGACTTCACCATAGACACCCAGGGCATCTGTAGCAGCAATACCAAGACCTGCCTTACCAGAAGGAACAGTGTCATCAGAACCACCGTCAGGAGCGACGTAGCTAGCACCACCTTGGACGTACCAGGAAGCAGACTCACCCAGAGCACCCTCGTAGCCTACGTGGAAATCAGTCGTGGCACCGGTGTAATCCGTGCCCGTCCAACCAGCATTGGTTTCCACATTGACGTAGGGACCTGCAAGGGCAGCACCAGCAGACATAGAGAGAGCAGCAGTGGCTGCGAATACAGATTTGAACATTTGTTAATTACCTTTTAGTTACTTGCGGAATGATTACCCGCAGATGGATAGGGACTCGACATGTCCCGTTTGTTACCTTTTGTCATAAAAATACAAAAGGTGTAATATTTATACTAGGTATAAATTCTGGTTTTACGGTTAACCAGAAAGCGGGAGACGAGATTTGAACTCGCAACAACCTGCTTGGAAGGCAGGGACTCTACCGTTGAGTTACTTCCGCAATGGTGGGGGTAAAACCCCCGACACTTCCTTCACACGGACAAGAGTATCTTAAAACAATTCCTTTAGATTGTCAAGCCACTCATCGGACTTGAACCGATGACCTACGGTTTACAAAACCGTTGCTCTATCCAGCTGAGCTAGAGTGGCAGTTCTACTTTCAGATTAAAAGAAAATATAATTCTCTCTTTATCTGAACCAGATGGTGGTGCAGTATGTACCAAAAAACTTGGAAAAATAACTAAATCACCCTCTTCAACTTCAGGTCTTGCACCACCAATGTTTCCAAAGATGTCTGGAAATGGTGCAGTATATTCTGTAGGTTGATGAACTTCACTATCATAATTAGCATAAAAGATACATGAGTACCCCTGACTACCATGATTATGTGGTGAGTGCCAATCAGAATGAAGATAACCTTGACACCATGGCAATCCAAAATCAGAAATTTTGTACATTTTTTCAAAGTCTGCTAGATGCGGTTTTATGACATCTAACAACTCATCTCCATAATGACGATCTTTTTCAAAATAATCACTATATGATAGTTCCTCATTAGTATTGAACTTTTCAGAACTAAAAGGAACTAAAGATAGAATTCTATTTTTATGCTGCTGCCAGTTAGATATATTAATCTTATGAATGACAACTTTATATAAGTCTAAACTTATCATAATATAGAATTGCTATCAACTCCCCCGGCAGGATTCGAACCTGCGACCAGACGATTAACAGTCGTCGGCTCTACCGCTGAGCTACAGAGGATTGTTTTTTTCTTCTTTTGCAGTTTTGAAATAGAGTTTATAATATCTCTTTTTCATTTCATCAATGGAATCCATATCTTCTTTGAATCCCATATACTTAAGAAGTTGGTATGAACCCTCAAGTTCACTGATCAATCTTAACATATTAATTGAAGATCTGTCAAATCCACCAAATCTATACTTGCTTATGTCTTCCATTCTATATTAATTGAACTAACAATCCTTGGAATACTATCATCTTTAGTACCATTGTCTACACAATGCTTTAGATAGGATGGAAAAATTACAAAATCATCTTCTTCTGTATCAAGAATATAATCACTAAAGTAAGTTGAATTATCTAAAGTATTATATAATTGCTTACTTATATGTTTGTAGTTATCAAAAGGATCACTAATCTTCAGTGGATTTTTAAATCTAGTTGAACTATGAAAGTCTTTATTGTAACTTATATAATGTATACAAGCAAACATACATTGACTATTATCTAATCTATGAAAATGATCGTGCTCCACCATGTATTTGGTATTGATAGCAATATTAGTTAAGTGCCACCTATAGTCAAAATTACCTTGTATGGAAGACATGTAATCTTGGATTATATTATCATAGATGTCATCAAGACTACT